CTTCCAGTCAGTTGTTCTCACAAAATCTGCTGATCTATCCGAAGTTGTAAGCCTGGTCCTAATCGCCCCATCCCAATTATCTGTAAGCCATGTTGCATCCTCAAAACTTTCAGTGAAATCAGCACCAGGAACAACTCCACCACTACCAACTATCTTAACCCCATTGTTGAACTTCACCCCACCAGCGATCTTAATCAAATGGGTGAGTAGCATTACATTATTAATCGTATTGGATATCTTTCCCATTGAACATTTTCGCCTGATCTGATCTACTCTTTTACGGGATAACTTAGGTGCGATCATCCTTGCATTATATCTCCGCATACCGATCCTGCTTTTCACTATCTCAAGGTCAGTGAATACGTTCAGGTCGAGTGTCGGTTTCATGTTCATTATTATTCCTCAACTTGTATTTGGTATGTATAATGGAACCCAAACATCTTGATCGCTCATAACATTAGCAGTATCTTCCATTTCATGTCTCACCATTCCAACGAATATCCAACCAGGATTCGAGGAGTATAAGAGTGGTCCACTTGCCGCCCCATCACCATTTACATTAGAAAAATTCTTGGTTTGGTCGGCGGCTCCAACACCCTCAAATTTCAGGAATGGTTGATCATCATCATTCTGATCTATTGTCAAGGCGGCGACCGCACAGTCGTTAGCAGTCTCAAACTCTGACCCTGCGAGTGTTCCCTGTATAGTTCCATCGCTATCGATCTCGATTACCTTTGAATCATCACTATTCCAAATCTCAAATGATGTTGTTCCATCATTCGTGTCCATACCAATCTTCAGATCACCGCCACAGTAAATTTCATAATCCCATGATCCTTCAAAATGCAATGCCCTTGAAATTCCAGATGATGTTCCACCGTATTCAAGGTACATACCTCTGATTATGGATGTTACATCATCTCCACCATCACCATCAATTGACAGATTCCACCCAGTGACAACTTCACTGGCAGATAGTGCAGTCCCCACGGTTATATTAAGGTCTATAACATCAACAGTGGCAGAGTTTATCCCGGCATCTATGGTGAAAATGGAGCCAATCGTATGATTCGTGGTGTCAGCATCAATTTTAATGGTACTATCCGCTTCCATTGTCCATAGAGTATCAGCATCAGAATTAATCTCAAATTTATTGTTATTTCCACTATCCTCTACAATGAATGAATATGATCCAGCGTTATCCCCAAGCGTGTTTGTGATCGTGGTTGTGGATGAGAAGTGAACTGCTGTCCCGCCTCCAGAGATAACTCCATTTGAATCCACTTGTAGTACTATTGCATTTGCACTGTCAAGTAATTGCCAATAGTTCACTCCTGCATCATCACCAAGTTTATTCGTAATATCATTAATTGAGATAAGGGCTATACCGCCACCTGTTCCAGAATTGAACGTGAGGTCATCATTAGTTCTATAAATAGTTCCACTTTCATCTCCATCATCATTTTCAATTGTGAGTGGATGTGTTCCGGAGTCCCTTATTGTCAACCCACCAGTGGATACTATCTCATCCGTTCCAATTGTTAGATAGGTCTCATTTGCTACTGTTGTCCAAGGACTTACATCAGCTCCGTCGGCAACATTTATCAGGGTTCTAATCTGTGTCGGTGTAAGTGCTGTTATATTGCCACCCGTTATTCTACCGACTAAAGTCTGTTCTCCGACTGTTAGCGCCAATGGTGTATTATTTGCTATTGCTCGAAGAATGGTGTGCGCATTATAATCACTTTCCATAACGGCTCCAGCAGTATTTACATTGTCTGCATCAGTAACATCAGCCGAATTTTCGATTGTATCAAGTTTGGTATGATCTGCATCTAAAAACGCTTGTTCACCCGCGCTTGGATAAGAAGTTTTTGCATTTATCTGAGCTTGAATATCTGATGTTACACCATGCAGATAAGTCATTTCTGCCGGTGTTACTGTTTGAATATTCTTGCCATTCATGTCAATGTTATTCAAAAGTGGAACATCAATATCACCATACCCACCTATTCCAGTCTTGACATAGATAGCTCCGTTTCGAACTTTATAATCACCGGTTTCTAAATACATTAAAACACCCCACAATAATAAGCAACTACCACGATAATACTTATTCCAATACAGCCAGATATAACGAGTAAAGTTAATTTAGTCGTTGGTAATTCAACGGCACCAACTCCAGGCACGTTTTCTACGAATATCCTACCAGTGTTTTGTTTAATGTTACTTGGCGGTTTCATTTTTCTCTTACCATAATACATACCACGATTCAGATTGTTCAAAGAATTTGTTACCAATGTTTGAAATTCTGAATCTTTACGCCACCGGTCATAGATAATGTCTTTGTGTATGTACTGCTTTTTGCACTCGGCTTGTTGTTTTTTGATCGACCATCCACCCATCGTCACCACCCATAAGTGATTTCAATGGCTGGGGTTCCACCAATTCCTTCATATGCAATGCAGTCTACATTTCCTTCTAATGATATGGATCCACCCGGGTAAACGGTTCGATATGCTGTTCCGATTTCTCCAGCTCTTAAATTAAAAGCAACTCTTAGAGGGGCTGACCCGGCATCATCTGGATCGGCGGCATTGTGAACATCGATAGATTTCGCTGATTGATTGATTATACCATTGTTGGCACCGAAATCGTTAAAGAATAATCTATCAGTTGTACCATTTTGTGTGGTTGCTCGGAATGTATCCCAATTCGCGCTTCTGTACACCATGTCCGTACCTCCGTGATCGTAAAAGCCCCTCAACTAATTGTCAAGGGGCGTGGTATGTCCGATTAAATGGTTCCTATTTTCACGTTTATGATTTGGCAAATTGCTTCATCATATTTGTTCGCGAATGCAAGATCCTCCCTTGGCACGAGAACGATTCGATCTGTGGTTGGTTGATCATCGATCTTCACGTTGAACTTCCTTTCTGCTCCGGCAGGATTTCCGATCAACGGTGACGTCTTGTTGAAAACAAGAACGATTGTTCTGTTATCAGCACTTGTTCCAGCACTCTGATCTCGCTCAACTCCGGCTGTATCCAAGGTATCGCTGATCCTGGATGATTGAAGAACAGATGTTCCAAGAACTTTTCCGATCTCGCCAGTGAGTATCGTTGCGTCCTTTCCGTATTTCTCAACGGTTTCCAACTGTTCCCATGACCTTATTGTGGCGGCGGTGGAATGCGAAACAAGTACAAGGATGTTGCTCTTCGTCAATGCATACTTTCTCAGTCCAGCAAGTGCATTGTTGATATCTGACGGTGTCAGATATCCACCAGATGCGTTCACTGTAACTCCGCTCTGAGCGAAAATTCTGAGCCCATTGAGTTCCAGTTTTGGATCTCTACTCTTATATCCATTTGGGAAATTGGTTGCATCATAGACACCGTTGATGTTGGTCACGCCAGTTGTGATATCACCATTGATAAACACATCTTCTTCGGTGTCCAACACTGACATAACGATATCGTCCATCAGCGATGGCATCATTGTGTCAACGGCATAGAAGGTCGTTTTGTTGTCAATGGGTGCATTCCCAATGATGGTTTTCATATCGAGCTCTACTTCGGATGTAGTCTGTCTCGATTCATCGGCGGCAACGTTTTTGTTGCTCGATGTTCCCTGCATGGTGATTCCGCCAGTGATCTTTGGCAGTTTCATCGTTTGTGTCGTCATGTTCACGGAAGGAACACTATTTCTTATCCATGACAGATCGAAAACCCGCTTTATGATCGCAGTGCTCAGTTCTTCGGGCAACATCTCGGCTCCGTATCCGGTGTCGCCGTTGAAAGTCGATTTTATTTTATCCAGTCCAGGTACTTTATTGTCCATATCATTTCACCTCGTTTTAGTAGCAAAGATGTGCCCGTTATTATTCCGTTTTTTCTCCTATGGCTCTTGCCGATAATCCTCTGAGTTTTCTGGCCAGCTTCGTATATCCGTTGGCAATCTCTGGCTCTACATCATAGCCATACTTGTTTCGGATCTTTTCAGCTTCCAGCTCTTCGTCAGTATCATCATCATTCAAAAGTGATCTCTTACTTGCCGGTCCTTGCTTCAGCCGTTTTTCAACTTCGTCACTGATCGTTTTTTCATTCGTCAACGATAGCACTTCCGCTTCCAACTCGGCAATACGTGCATCCTTTTCAGTGATCTGCTTTTCGTAATCAGCAATCAACGGTTCTGCCTGTTTTATGAACAAATCTTCAGCAATTCTTTCATCCTCGGTCAGCTTTATCCGTCTGATCTCATTTTCCATTTCCTTGACCTTGTCCTGCATGATCAAAAGCTCGCTTGGTTCTTCCTCTTCAGCTTCCGATTCAGTTTCCTCCTCATCTTCTTTTTCTTTATCAGAATCGTCATCTGTTTCGGTTTCCTGCTCAACTTCTTGCGTAGTTTCATCATCGGTTGATGCTTCTTCCTGTTCAACTTCCTCTTCCTCAACTTCTTCAACCGATTCCGTTTCGTCCGTGGATTTCTTTGCTACTTTCATATGAAACACCAATCCTTTACTCGATTTGACTTTAATCGCCTGCTTAATTCCTGCAAGATCAAAATTTGGATCCAAAACACCAACAGTTGTCGTCCTCTGTTCAGTGTTTTCAACATCAATATCAATGGCACCTTTATCATCATTACTTTTGTATCCAACTTCCTTGATTTCAGCGTCACGATTTGCCGGGCTGTCAACGGGTGAAATTTCTATGAGGAAAATTTTGGTCCAGGTCCACACAAAAACATTTTCCTGAATTTCGGTCTTTACAGCATCAACGGCAAGGAATCCAATTGAAAAGGCTGTGATCGTTTTATTGATTATCTTCTGGATGATCTTTTCTTCAGTTGGATCGATCTCGATAGTCGCCCAAACAAAGTTCTTGTCCTTCCAGATCTTGATCGTTCTACCAATTGGTTCGGCTTGATGCATGTATCTAACTGTTGGATAACGCATATAGAACTCCATCGATTCTATAACTGCATCTGGATCCACAATCTCGCCATATGTATCAACTGCATCAGAATTAATTATTCCCTCAATGATCAAAGGTTCTCCAGCTTTAAATTCTGACTTGATCTTGAAATTAGGTGAGCTCAACCACATGTTCGGTTTATTAGATTTCGCGTAAAGCTTCAGAACGTCCAAAGATATCTCTTTTACATGATAGTCATTTTTTCTGAGCCAGGATTTTATTTTATCCTCGGTCCAATTATATTTGACATCTTTGGAAAATCGTATGGTTTGCTCGGTGATCTTTCCAGATTTAAGTTCTCCACCGATTGCTCGGATGCCACTGGTATTATATGGATAATCAGTATTGAGATACTTGCTTGGCCATATTTGTTCCAAGTGTTTGAACTGATCTGGTGACCTGATATTAGCCAGCCATTCGTCTTTTTCTTTCTCTGATGGCATATGTTACTTATTATTTTTGGTACCTATATGTATTAAATGTAGTAATATTACTACTGTGAAGCTGACGGTTTATCGATATATCCACTATGAAACATCGATAAGTATATATACTCATGACACCATGTAGTGTTAAGGAGAAAAAAAATATGACACAAAAAATTGGATGCAAGGAACTAAGCGAGCTTGGAAATATGACCGAGTTCATTGGAGGAAACTCGAACAAGATCAGATTTGAGGATGAAGCTATCCTTTCTTCTGCATATGCTTTGATCAGACACATTTATGATCATATCATCATTGACCAGTGAATTTTTTATGTATTATGGGTGATTAAATATGGAACGAAAATGTTGCTCAATATCGGACGACCATAAACATCATTATGAAGAAATTCAGAAAAGATCAAAAGCTTATACAAAGGAAGTATGTAAAGATTGTCAGCTCAGACGTGACACATATCATGACGACGGAGAAGTAATGTATGACGATAGTGAACAATTAAAAATGATCACCGGAGAAAAATACAATCCCGGAGGATGGAATGAACGTATTGAAATTTCACGGGTAGTTGACGATGGAAAACAGTGGCACGTTTATGGAAATGGACGAATATTTCACGGAAAAGGATTTGATAACTTCCAAATATGGATACCAAAATCAATATCGAGAGTTATCTATCGATACAACCAGATGCATCGACAGATAGTCGTTCCAAAATGGTTTTATGATAAGATCAAAGTTTACAATGTAAGAGAAGACGAAATCACCAAGTCAAGTGAATTTTAATGTATCAAATGACTTATTGCATTGAATTTATCTACCTCATTATCCCATGCACCTTCGAACGCTCGAAGATTGCTCCTTGTTAATTGTGGTGCGAACTTTCTTACCGCTCGTAATAAATAGAAGCGTCCTTGCATATATGTAGTACCACTCTCAACAAAATAAGCATAATCCACGCCTGTTCCTCTACCGCCGAATGATATAACGACATGCGCAAATAGTCCGCGATTTGGACTCTCATCTTTAATTCTACCAGATCGACGAAGGGCACCACTTCGATAGGGTGCATTTTCTTTAGCCTGTTTCAATATCTTTGCACCGAGATCATATATTGCTCGACGACATTTCTTTTCGGCCATTTGTTCAACCCTTGTAAACACCATCGATGCTTGTGCCATATTTCCTCCTGCACCCCATCCGCCCATTTAACCACCTACCGGCTCGGGAGTGATGTCGCATCTACAATGAGGGTGCGCCGGGATTAACCCATTTGCTTCTTGCATTGTGTAAAGATAATTCTCATATGGTAAACATAAATCTTCATCTGTTTGATCATCGACAACAACCAATCTTCGCATATGAGTAAATCCCATCTTTTTGGCACCAGATAAATGGCCAGCGACAACATAGCGAGCAGTTTCAGTTCTAACAATGCGACTATACATCCATTTCGGAAAATTCGTGCCACTGATCGGGTTGACGAATGATTTTGTTTCCGTAATAACCTTATGCCAGTTCCAATGATTTTTGAGCCCCTTGTCAAAGATCGATTTGATACTGTTCTTATAGTTGTATGGAGTTTTATAATCGATCAGCATCCGTTTAAACGTAGGAGGATAATACTTTTTCTCATAATACTTGATTACATCAATGTCAGGCTTCCCAAATGCGAATGTCGTACCGTAATAATTGCCAGTAAATGTCAAAGAATTCTTATAGACTTTTTGATCTGGACCTTTCATTCCTTCCACACCAACATCTACCATCCCCTCCAGCTCCATCCCGATCCCGGACAATGCTTTATTATACTGCTCGATGGTCATGTAATCATTAAGACCCTTTACACCAGCAACTTTTTTAACTACTTTCATGACCCGATCTGAAACTTCCTTGGCGAACTTACCAATCAGTTGATTTTCAAATATCGAATATTGGGTTAATCTGAATGCTTGAAGTTTTTTTCGAAGATCTAATTGGTCTTTACTTGGTGGTTTATCTGCTGGCTTTGCCCGTATCAGCTTTTTTTTTTATTTTTTTCGTTGTCATACGGCCAATCTTTTGGCACTGTGCTTCGCAAGATAATATTTTCAGCACCCTTTTCTTCCTCTTTTTCTTCCTCGGGTTCCGTTTCAGTTCCACCACGATTAGATAATACCGGACTAATTAATTGTGGATCTCTTGCCCAATCTTCATCAATCTTTGGAAGATTTAAAAACTTTATCCGAACTTCATTAACTGACATAATTTGTTCTTGTCTGTTGACCTGAATTGCTCGGGCATTTTTGGCGTTCGCTTCTGCTTCGATTTTTACTTGTTTAGGTCGAACTCGCCCAAATTTAATGTATGCATCAGGGGTATTCAATCCGTCTTCTGATGCAAGTGTCCCGAAATACAAGGCTTTTTCAATCTTATCTTGACCTCGCTCAACGACATCATAATATGTATCATCCATGTCAGTCTGAGATCCTAATTTCCCAGGTGTTGCCCAACCCATTTTCGATGGTGGCATTCCAAAGACGCCACATATTTCTTCCCGAAAATATAAAAGTGCTTCAATGAATTTTCCGCTCTCGGCAGAGTCCATAATCTTTTCGAGTTGAAATCCTTTCGGGACATTTACGGCAATGATGCCATATGGGTTTTGTGCGTTCTCAATCTGTTCCTGCATCAATGCAATCAAACGATCCATTTTTTTATCGTCCATATCTCCAGCATTGAGAATCTGTTGTGGTATTTCCCCATCATATAATCCAGTTAAGTAGCCAGTAAGATTGATCTGTCCAGCTATAATATTGAGTAATGATACAAGTGGTGATTTCGCGTACAGCCTACCCTTTCGAAATCGTGCAATATGTATTATTTTTCTTGCATCGAACTGTACCTTATCACGATTAACCTTCTGTTCATAGCACATATCCAATGGATCAGTACTCATCTGTCCAGTCTTGTTATTTGCTATGATATACATACTCGAAGCGTCAACGTGCCAAAGTGCTTGAAATTCTCCCCCGAAATACCATTTATCTGTATCTTTCGGGTTATCATCTGCACTACCACACATTTCCCAATAAGCTTCACAAAACAGGTAAAAGTCATAAACGAATTCTTCTAACCATTCCATTCCCTTATCATCTGGGTTTGGCGACCGTAAAAATTCAATCACTTTCTTTTTTGATGCCTCGCTTACTTCATCATATCCAGGAGCAGGAACTATAAATCGTTCTACGTTTATGGTATCCTCAACCATCCTTCTGAGAATGCCATCTACTGTCCTTGACGATTCAGCAACTCGACGAAGTAAACTCTTTTCAATGGTTGGCGATACTGCTTTTCCTTCTTGCCAGTATGAGCTACCGTAATCGGCCAAGCTTGCCAGCTTTTTCACGGTGACATTGCCTGATCGATCTTTTGGTTTTTTCTTTGGCATCGTTGCTTAAACTGTGTTGTGTTGTATTTATACTTTTGTTATTATAACATACACTCTTTGAACTATCGATAAATCATACATATAGATAGATAACTTTTATATACTTTTAATGCATACACACTAACGGAGCTGAATCATGTACACACTGAACAACAAGGTCTTTGCAGAAATTGTAGAGACACATATAACAAAGGAGCAATTGATAGATCTATTAGAGAACTATCTTTTCGAGTATGCAGACGATTGGGATGATGTATATCATCACCTAATTGGATATATTACATACGAGCAGTGGCAACAGATCAAAGCAACATATGAAAAGGATCCAGTTGCAACCAAGATGGTAAAGAAAATGGCAGACGATTATGACGAATGGTATGGCGACTTTTTATATCGCCAACTATTTGGATATCATGACGAGGAGGAAGTTGAAATTGCCAAAAGCCTGTCGCTTGCCTGACTATAAACAAACGGGCGCGAGTTATCCAGATGGTTTGTGCTTTATTGATGGCAAACCATGTCCGAAGCGACTGAACTATGTATCATGTCGCAACTGTAAGAAAGGAATCGAATATGTGAAAAAACATCCGCCGATAAATGAGGAGGAAGAAGAATATGGGACGAGACAAAACAAGAGAAAGAATCGTAGTCGAAGAAATGTTAAAACATAATCCAAAAGCAAGAGTTGGAATAATATGCAGGAAGCTTTTTGGTTATGACAACAGAACAGTAAACGACATTGCGTACAGAATGCGAAAAGATCAGTGACGACGTCCGACTCGCCTGACGCATGGTTCCGGAGTTTCCGGTTCGCGTAATGCCAACAAACAATATACCACCGTATGAAGAAAATGATCAGGTCCATCGTGTCCGTATTCGATGGGCCTTTCTTTTGCCTTTGTCTTTTTTGATTCAATAAGATCTTCAAGATTACTTTTCAGGCTCACGTAATGTTTAAACGTTTTATCTACCAATTCTTGACTGTTGTATCCGTATGGTATTTCTATTTCTCCATCCGTGAAACTATCTATTACCAATTCTATTGCCCTTGATCGATTTACATTCAATCGATAAATATAATGTCCTTCATCATCTTTTTCTACATACTTGTACCAGTTATCGACATCGGTTATTCCGTACCTACACCCTCGAACTTTTTCACCAAATTCATTCTGCATCTCCTTTGTTTCATTTGCACCATAACCAAAATCTATAACACATTTTTCGCAGTTGTAACGATTGAATGTAGATATCAAAAAACTCATCGCCTGTTCAAAACTTCGATACTGCATAGTGTCGACAACACCCTGGTATAGAATACGTTTTTCTTTGGACATCACTGTATAATGATGACCCTTTCCACAATCAATACCCATGACATTTCCAGGTTTGTCATGTGTTGTGACATACTCGATATTTTTATTTATGCAACCTTTATGTTCGCCACCAAACTCTGTATCACCGATCAACATACCCATCGTTATCGGTTTAAGTCCTCCGGCATGTGATATTCCAAGAACTTCATTATCGAATTGTCGTTTTCCATAATCCTCTCGTGAATCCCAAATATCATTCGCAGTTATGCTCGGATGCATTATCTGCCATGTGTGATAACCCACAAATCGAGCTCTATTAAGATCTGGGCACGTTGGTTTCCATACACCATTTCGAACATCTATTACCGCCTTACACTTGATGCATCCTTTGTATTTCCTGCCTGGCGGACCAAGTATATTATCAATTGTTAATATATGCTCATGATTACAACTTCGGCATGTAACGAACCATTCGTTCATGGTTGATTTTTTCCAAAGATCATCAAAATAATCGCCTTCATCCCTTGCAGTTCCAGAGATTAGCATGTGTTTATACTGTGATAATTTTTGCATCTCTTTGATCTTTGGATACCATTCACCGACCATATCTTGAGCTTCATCTACGTGAATATAATCAGGGTCATGTCCAAGTATCGACGAAGCGTCCAGCCATGCACTGTAAAAGAACGTCTCGTTATATCGTTCCTCGCCAGTGTTATCGTTAATGCCGGAAATAAATCGCTTGTGGCTTACTGAGGTTGGCTTTTTCAGGCGCTCGTAAACTCCTCCATTACATTCATTTACTGCCGGTTCGAATCTGGTCACGGAAAAATTATGCACCTGTGGTCCTCGAGCAATCGTATATAAGCATTTGAAATAATCATAGAATAGGGAAGGCAACAGAATCAGATTAACACCAGTTTCAGTCTTTTCCATTTTACGAGATGATTTCCAAACGACTACTTTTGGTTTAAATGGTTTGAATTCGTGATAGATGGAAATCAAATATGGACGATCATCAAGTTTAAATTCCTCGCCTTTAATCGTCCTGATCTGTTCTATTATTATCTCAGGATGTTCAACGAGATAATTTGCCTCGTTGTCAGTTAACTTCGAGTTGTCAGCCATTGCACTCTACCGGATCCTCATATAATGATAGTTTTTGATTCATTATTATCTTATCATCTGTTATTTCAACATCGATTAAATTCTTTATGGATACTTTAAAGATGTCTTGCAACCGTTTTTTATCCCATCGTTCTATTTTTTCAATGAGCATTTCACCATTCTCAGAACGTATATTGATGACTTCGTGTCCCATTGCTTCCAGCATAAGCTTAACTTCATCGAACGAATAATTCATTGATGGCATAGCAATAAAAAACGTTATAATAGTATATAAGGGTTAACTACATCATGGTTTATGTAGACTTGGGCGAATGCCTCATAAAATGTGTCAACTGTGGACATGAGGAAACAATATATCCTTTCGACCTACCAATGGAAATAAATTGTTGCAAAACACCAAAGATCGAGGTCGTTGAAGCATTCGAGCTTATATTTGAGTGATCCTTCAAAGAACTACCTTAATTTGAGTTTTTAGATCGAGAAAACGATTTCATCGAATTCATCACCTTTCAGCTCAAAAGGGTCGTAACGGAAGTCAAGCCATCCATAATACTGGCCATTTCCGGCATATGCTCCAACCGTTGCAATCCGATAAACGGAATTGGTCTTTGGCTGGTATGCGAGGTCCCCTTTCCCTGGTGCAATCTTTGATCCGTTCATGTTGATTTTTGCTTCCATATTTTTTTTCTCCTTAACACTACATAGCCTTATAAGTATATATAGTTATCGATCTATTGTGTAATATAGCTTGATAAAAGGAAGAGTGAGCAACAAAGTAACGTCCCTCACGGGGTGCTACTAATGGAGTGAAGTCGTAGGGGTACATGGGATTTCATCCAACTACGAATTTAGTACTTCTGAGCCGGGCTTCACTGGATCCACGTTCGACCTCTCCATTATGAAGGTAGATCATGTTCTTGATCATCAACGGCCATTTCGAGGCGTCCGGTGTTGGGCTTTGTTGCTCGTGTATGTAAGTTGTTACGGTGGGAGGTTGTCCCATTCCCGTATGTCCTTGCACACAAAACACTATAAGCGTCAGTCATATATATAACTATCGACCTTATGTGTATAATAGCTTGATAATCAACTTCTTATTCGTGGTGCAAGGTAGAAAGTAATCTGCTCGCCAATGTTTACGATTAATATGGTGTCAGTACCCATGATCATCTCAACTTCATCATGAAACTTCTGAGCGAACTTCCATATGATCTCCAAATAATCGGCGTCATATGTTGACTTGCAAACCTTTTCATTGTCGAGATTGTCCGGGTGAACTGGTATTTTAAGGTTCAGTGATTCTTTTAATGTGTTGTCATCGACCAGTGTTGCAACAAATTGGATCAATCTATCACCTTTAAACTGGATCATCAATGTTCGAAGTGGATCGATCAATGTTAAATGACCTTGTTCAAGTATCTGCTTTACCAGATCTGATGGCAATTCATCTGATGGGTCAGGAATGGATCCATCAAATTTTTTCACAATTTCCAGTATTGTTTTCCATTGTTTCATCTATTTCACTCCTTCAAAGATTTTCTTTATATCATTTAATTTAACGTATATTTCACCGTCTGCTCCCTTGGTGTATGTATCGATGTTTTGTATGGATGGAATGAAGTGCTTGGCGATTGCTTCGCTTGTTCTGTCGGGTGGTGAGTTCTTGCTGATCTCGATTGCTGATACTATTATGTCAATGATGCTCTTTGTCATAAGGTCGATGTCTTGTAGCTTGCTGATTAGCTCATTGATGGTAATTTGGTATTTCGCGTGATGGATTGTTGCATCGTAATTAAAAAATTTTGTTTTGTATATCGATACAAGTCCGTCATCGTTAATTTCGAGTCCGATAGTTATTTTCCAGTGATCGGTTGGTGGTGAAATAAATATTGGAATTTGTTGCATGGGTAAGGGTAATACTATATCTTTATTTAAACTTTATTGTAATTGTTTCATTCTTGGGCATTTTCCTTTTTGTCTAACTGTCTCGCAGTAGAATTCTCCCTTGCCATATTTTGAACAGAAATATTCATGATTGAATTCATGATCGAGATAATAACTTTGTTTGATAAGATCAGGGCAGTCAAACTTTGTTTCCTCATTTGTGTTTCGTCTTTTAAGTTCTTTCTCTATCAGGAAAGCATATTGTGGGAAGTTTTTCAGATCATATCTCAATAATTCCGTTGGTGTTTTTTGAACTATGCTTCTCAACTTCCGAAGATTTTTAAGTTGTGTCATGGTTATGTGTTCATCATGGCTTGTCATTTAAGATGCTCCTTTTAATACGGGGTGTAGCTTGTCTTTTTTCCGTCTTCTTCGGTAACGATGATGTTCTTTTGGTCGTTGTCCCACTCCGCTCGGCAGTGGTGATCAGTGTTGCAATAATGGTCCCAGGCAACAACGTTGAGTGGGTTCTCATTTCCCTTGATTAAGATTGATTTGGTGTCCATGGGTTTCAGCTCCTTAACACTATATACACTCGTACATATATAATACTATCGATGTATCCACTATGAAACATCGATAAAAATAAAAAAAAGATAAATGATTTTTACACTTCTTAATCATCTATCTTAAAAACTATTCCGTGTTTCTTGAAATAGTTATAAACCTTTTTTTGCTCCTTTACAGTGATACAAAAAATATAAACATATTTTCCATTATCGTGAACCCAAGATTGGTCAGAATCAGGAAAACCTTTTTGTAACAATCTTCTTACTCCTCTTGCAAAGTCATAAGCTGTTTCCACATTAGGAAAACCGCCAATATACATTTTTCTTGTTGGATTAATTTTTTCATTATCCATATTATTCATACTCCATATCTCTTTTTTCTTGGTCAAGATTATCTATAATGTTATCGATCAATGCGGATTCCCACATTTTCAGTTCCCGTTTAATGGAAGCTACGGTGTGTCCTTCGTCCTTGAGCATCTCCCATTCAGATCTTGATAGGTGTATTCGTGTCATTCTTGGTCCTCCCAAAGGTCGTGAAATCCGGTTGCAACAGTGCGCTCGCGGATGATATAAACTTCACGGGCTTCATCATTTTCAATGGTGATGCAGTGATAGAACCCGGCACGTGCTCGTTCTGGTGTATGTAGTCCAATTCGATCAATGGCTTCGTTGCGGGCATCGTGATATGATGTATGGCGGGTTACATTTTCCCGGTCCATGTCCGTTACAATCCATTTGTCCATGATAGTATAACGCAGTACTCGTATATATAACTATCGATGTTTTATGTATGTTTCATCGATAATTATTTCATTGTTTGCATTCATCCAAACTCGGGCTGTTCTATCTGTAAGATCTTCATAAATAACTTCGATGGTAATGATTGCTTGACCTTTCGTATCCATACTTTCGGTCCAGCCATCAGAGTGAATGTGAACAAACTTATCTCCGTAAATCTTTCTTCCCCTTCTTTTGAATATTAGTTTGTTAATTTCTTTTATGGCTTCTTTCATGTTCATGGTTGATCATTCCTTTTTGGATTTGTTGTATTCCATCTGTGAATTGAACCCTTCTTTGAATAGTTTCTGGGCTCGGTGCGTCTTGTATATCTTTTTGGCCATTTGATCAAGGCCCTTTTTGGTATCAAGATTCATCTTCAAAAGGGACCTGTAGACCTTGTTTGTGTCCCACATATCCGCAACATCCATTCCGGTTGTGAAACTATCTTTTGCCATTTTTTATTTCTCCTTGATAGTATAAGGGGTTACTGGTATATAATACTATCGAGGAATATAGGGGATAGGTTGATAAATGAAAAGCTCAATAGAACGTCATCGCCTGTTCAAGCCGACTTATTGCATGTTTCAGATGACTCCTCGCAGATCCCAAAGCAGGAAGTTGTATGAGTATATAGCTACGAGATTTTACAATTTTGAAAGTTTCCTCATCTAAAGTATTCTTAATAGGCAATTTGCTCAACGTGATATGTTGCTTTTTTTGTTTTTTGTTCAGTGCTTCGATCTCATTGTCCAGTATAGGAAGTTGTTTTGATAACTCGCTTATCATATTTTTTATATCCATTTTTGTGTCCATGGTAATCACATCGGTAGTCGGTTTACAATGTTGTCAAGTGCTTTGTCGCGGAAAGCTTCGGTTTCATAATTATCGGATGGGATCTCGGCAGGGTAATTGTCGCCAAAGCTGATCATGTAAACAATGAAGTTAAAAAATGGAATAACATCGTTGTGAAAGCATTCGATATGGCTCACGTATTTTGGATTAAAATAATTCTTTCCAACTTTGATCAATTTGGATTTGGGTGGGGTGATGAATGGATCGTCAGTGTCGTCGCGGGGTAGCTTGAGTGGTGCCATGAGGGGTTATTGTAGTGAATGTATTTAAACTTTATTACAACATGGGTTTTTTGAAAATTTCACATCCGGCGGGGGGGCACCGTGACCAAGATTCCAAAATTCAATTTACAGGATGAAAGTATTAAATTTTTTTTCGAGCCATCATTCCATCCTCCCTTCGTGCCCCGTTGTAAACCCACTCACTCACCAGCCAACAATCGAAGCAACACCCCTTTTATTTTTATATCGTGCCTGGAGGAATATCATACCCCTCCCTTGCCCCTGTATCATTACTTTATTTTAACAACACCTAACAAGCTCCCCTGCCTGTGCCTTGCACTTGCCCAGCCCCATCCCTCACTCCCTTGCATAAGCTTTATATTAACATACAACATACAGTTCTTTGAGGGGAGCAATAACCCACTCCCGATCAAGACACAACAACTCGATTATCCACGACTACACATACATGAAACCGATCAGACGTTTGGTGTTTCAACCTGGTCGATTTTTCCCTCCATAATCGAGTAAGCTCCCCTCGCAAATTTTTCTGGAAAATATTTCCCCATACTAAAACAAAAACCAAACCCATATCCATTCTGAGATCCTGCAAAATATTTCCCCATTTATAAAACCAAAGATCCTGCAATTTTATTCTCGAGCCTGGCATAATTATTATTCACTCTAATATAAGAACATCTTTATTTATTATCATCTGGTTATATTCTTTCTTGCTGAGCCTTACAGGGTTATTATATTGATCTTTGGACCAATACAACCCACCATGCCAGAACCCTTTTTCAGTATCTACTTCGATTATGGTCATGTTATCACCACTCAATCATGTAATAATACCCATCAATGAGATCATAGTTGATCTCATAATCTGTGGGAAACGACATCCTGAACAAATCAATACTGTCCGTTATTGGGCAGTACCGATATATCGAACCCAGGTCATTTTCTTTCTCTTTATCTGTTTTCATGTTTGTCACTAATACTACATGGCGTCATGGATATATAATACTATCGATGTATTAAACTTTATTCCTCGATATCTTTAGCATTAACATCAATTGACTTATCTCTGAACCGTTGCTTCAACTGATCAATGAAGTCGTTGCGGGCTTGTGGTTTAGCATATCTACCACCCTCTTTGTTTGCAATACCAAGGAATTGTTCGCCACTTTCCTGGATCTTAACTATGCGTCCGAGTATCTTGGCCAGGTTGTCAAGGGCGCTGGTAGATAGTTTCCCTTTATGATCCTCTTTGATCTGCCAACGTAGATCATCGTCCTGCTTCATGTACTCAGATAGTAGCATCTCCAACTGATCGATAGCGTCCTGTCTGGTATCGAGTGCAGTAGCTTCCCACTCGCGCGCCATAGATAGCAAGATCTCTGCTCGGCGTTCATCGATACTGGTCTGCATAGTCTTTGGTAGTGATAAAAAATAATCGCGCACTGTTCTGTAATTAACATGTGTTGGTTCGTTATGTTGTTTCAGTCGCTTGGTGCATAGCTTGGCGATCTTGCTGGCTGACATGCCCTTGGCGTAGCCTTCCAATACGATCTTCTCCAGCTTGTATTCAATGATCTTGTTGTTACCTGTGCTGGTGGGGTTAATGATCTTGGTGGAGGGGGTTGCTGTATTGGGAGGGGGGCTCGTGGTGAGGGGGCTGAGACTGATTTCAGGGGTATTTCCGTTACCTGTCCGTGATTTGGGCATATACTTAAATACGTAACAAAGTAAAAAAGCATTTTGTAACAAGCACATATACACACATACATACACATATTCCACCTTGAATCAAGTAAACTTGATTAAAATCAACATAACTTGTTACACAATATTATAACAACATTTATAGCCAAAAATGTTATAATCTACATTTATAGATTATAACTACATTTATAGCCATAAGTTTAATCTATCAACCTATACAACATATACATCGATAATTATTCACCATTTATGGATTAAACAGAATGTCATTCACTCGCCCACTGGAAACATTTCCGAACATTCGTCAATAAACGTTGCCCATTCGTTGAGAGTTCTCGGATCTTCTATTGCTGTTTCAATGAAGCATTTCCACCTTTTCTTATAAGCGTCTTTTTTCATCTTATTCTGTTTATATGCGTCAAGAAGGTCACGTATCCATTCTGGATTAGGTTCTACTCCCTCTGGGTATTCCTTCCATGCTGGTTTGTTCCACCTATCGTTAAATTCATTACTGAAATCTCTTTCTTTATCGTCCATGTTAATCACCACTCTATTTTTTTACCACAACGAGGGCAATACTTGTAATTCTCTGCTATATCCACAAAGCCACATCCAGAGCAACGATACCACAGACAATATACCTCAACCTCGTCATTTCCATTCCTGATCGCTTTCACCATTCATTCCACCTTCTCAGCTATAAGACACTTATCAAGATGTTCAAAGATCGGTGTCAAGTATTCAGCAACTTCATCCATATCCTTGCTATCATCGAATAAAGTTTTACAGATTCTAAGGTATTTTATTTGTAACTTGGTAAGTGGTACCAGTATCACTTTGGCATCATCATTTACTATTGTAGATGGTACCAGTCTAATTTTATCCATTGTTGTGGCTCCATTTTTTACTTGTTATTCAGTAAATATTTCCTCATTTCTGTCCAATGTTCTGTGAATTTTTCATCCAGCTTTTCCGTAGTCATGATAAACCCATCAACATCACATAAAGTATAATGATACTGTAATGCCTCTCTGATCTCCTTCAGTGAAAACTTCCTTTTACGGATAAGTTCTTCACCGTCTGGTAAATTAGCAATTGCTTCTTCAAGTCCCTTAAAACACGACAACACTGCCTCTTGAAAAGAAGTGTCTGTTTTTATGTCTTTTAGTGAAAACTCTGTCCTATCGATAGCTTCTTTTTTGATTGCTCCATTAACAATGTCATCTTCAAGTCCCTCAAACAATTTCAACACTATCGCTTTCAAAGAAATGACTGTTTTATAATCCTTCGGAGTTTCATCGAAGTCAATTATTTCATCTTCAAGTATTGTATTTCTCAGATCGTCACCTAATTTATAGTGTTTCGATGCTTCATCCATTGTTGTGGCTCCTTATGATCAATGTTGTAACGTTGTAATATTATTTAAATATTACTTGTTTCATTCCTCCAAAGATAGTACTTATTTTATCACTACAATATAAGCAACTACAATATAAACAATATACAGTCCAGTTATAAACACCATCCATATTTTATGTGCTTCTTCCATTGTTGTCATTTCACTTCACCAGCGGTTTATAAGGTGGGAGATCATTCATCGTCTCAAGAAGTTCAGTTAATTCACGATTCGCTTTGCTGATCCGATTTAAATCAAGTGGTATGACATGTCGTTCACGCTCCATTGTGCTGATCAGTTCAGTCTTGAATTCATGTAGCTCAGTCATATTACTCACTAACGCATAAACGTTGTAATATTATTTAAACATTTATGAACCTATTGTACCTTCGCTACATTGAAAAGCTCGTTTATGTTGATCGATACACTCGAGATAAGTTCATCAAAACGTGCCATCATGTTATGAAGAGCAAGCAGTTTAAAAGATTCAATGGTTAAATATACGGGTGCAATTTCGTCGTCCCCATGATACCAAACCTTGCTCCCTATTTCAAAATTGCCCACCTGTTCGATTATCCTGCTACCTATCGGCTCCATGTTTGTTACAAATACACGTGTCTGACTATTCTCGGTAGGATATTTAAGATGGTAAGTGGTAGGACAATCATCTCCTAACTCTGTTGTATGTAACGAAATTATCTGGTTTACTCCCTCTCCAATAACCCATACCCATTCCCCTTTACTATACGCTTGTTTAACTGGCGCCCTTTCGGATGGAAGCAATTGTGCTATTGTATCAGAAAAGAGTTCCATCCTTCCGCTGGTCATCCCCTCTTCCCAATCCTCTTCCCAATAATGAATATCCCGTTTTAGAAATTCTTCTTTTGTTATCATCTTATTCACTCACCTGTTTTTGATATGCCAACTCTGCTTTCTTGATGAGCTCTTCGTTCTTTTCACCTTCTTCTTCATCCCATCGGTTCAGTATAGTATTATACGCGAATACCTTATTTCTACCTATGATGGGGGTACATACGATAATTAACGGAGTAGTCTTTGGGTCCGTGTTAATGCTTATGATATTGCGGTATATCATGCTATTCCTTACCACCAATGGTCCCTCAACAGTAATCTCTGAGTCCTTGATATCCAAGACATGCCCTTTCCTGCTAAATACCATTCTTATCTTTTGCCAAATTGTCACTTTATAACCCTCCTTGCACATATCAATCCATACAAATATACAAATTATCAATAACACAAGTGCTACCAAAAAAAGCATACCTATCATTATCCTACCCGACACCCCACCGATTGCCGTAGCCAACTGGATAAATAATACCATAACCATAATCTCAAGCCCAACAATTATTAAACGCTTTGCAGATTCTTTCATACCAACACCTCATCATAAATGATAAGCGATCCAATTTCGGTTTCTTTACTATCAACAATGCCCTTGATCTTATCAACTTGCTCCCTTGATATTTCGATCTGTTCCAACTCTGTTATAGCTCCAGAGATGCCATTCTTTGAAGCTATTATTCCGGTTAACCAGTATCGCATTTACTTCACACCCATGATATATCAATCCAAAATCGTCCATTATTATATCCTTCCACATATTCTTGTCTAAAGGTCGCTCTTTCTAACCATCTTTCCTCATCACCTATCCGTTTTGGGAATAATAAGAACTTTGTAATTACCCTTTCATCTGATATCATCGGTTCGGGTTTATGCTTAATTCTCATCTTATTCACCTTCCTTTCAAGTGGTGACTGAATCCACTTTTGCATTGTTCTCCATCAATTCTTTATTGATCTTCTTTTGGAACTCCAATATGTTCCGCATTACCTTATCATACTTGTCTTGATAAGTTATCCCGAGTTTTCTTTGTATAATGTTTGGAGGTCTTACTATCTTATTATACTTCCAATAACTTGGACTCCTGGGATCTATTGACATCAATCCCTTATGTAGACTAATGGTTATTGAATTATCACTTTCAAAGACTGAGACCTCCCATGGCTCATTCCTTATCTCAGCTTCCAACTCGTTCAAACTTTTCATTCCACATCCTCCTTTAACTCTTTGTATGGATCAGGTATAATTTTCATAAATTCTTTGGATGGTTCACCACTATCATACTCAGTGCTGATCTCACAATGTACTGATATTTTCTCTAATAACCTTTTCACTAAAAAATATCGGTTCCTCGGTACGAGTATTGTTATCTTATCCCAACCTTTCATTCCACATCCTCCTTTGGTATAATACTATTATCAGGGGTATAATTAAATTTTGGAACATAACCATCTCCAAATCCATCAATATCATGAAATCCTTCCCAACACACATCCCAATCCGAATCCAAAAACTTAACTTTTTTTATCAACCTCTTAATCAACTTCTTAATCAACTTATCCAAGTAACTTACCATCATTACTCCTCCCCAAGATACTCTATAATATTCATGTAACCGCGTCGGAGGTCGATAATAGCCCATGCAACAACGAGGAAGGCAAGGGCAAGTATAGTGCCTAATATGATATATGCTAACATTTACATCATCTCCTACAACTCCAAAATCTTATTCAATACTATTTCATTTGGTTCCCAATTTTGAGGTTTACCATCTTTCCAACAATATTTAGGACATTTACAATAAAATTCACATGAAGGGCATGTTTCTTTCAAAAAATAAGTAATTGATAAATTATGATTTTTAATTCTAATATATATAGACATCAGCCTCTTTCTTGTCTTATCATTCACTTGTTCACCTTACCAGTACCATTACATCGTCTGCATTCTATCTCAACCGCTTTGAAATCATTATCCATTCGACCTTCCATCTCTATAAATGTCCCTACACCACCACAATCCGGGCAATCAAAGTATTCTACTATATGATCACCACCACGGTCAGGACAATCTACAATATTGAATTCTGTTGAGCCAACATTCCCACCATCACTTTTGTGAGTAATTGGTTTGTCTTCCTCCAATCGTTTCTTTTCAACTGATTGTACATGCTCGACCATTTCAGCCATCTGATCAAAGGTTAATGTAGGTGGAATAAACTCATTTGGATACCACCGCCAGCCTTCGCTGAATCGCTCCCAATGGCCAAGGTAATGTCCTTCATCCAATACGTGTATTAATGTGTCGTGTTCTCCTTCAAAGTTCATCTTAGATTCCTCCTTATGTCCATCTATCTTTTATTTACAGTTCTGTACTATTCCTTCGAATTGTACATCATCAATGTTTATTTTGATATTTTCATCGTCTGCTATTTTCAAGAAACATTCAAGGCATACTGGTGAGTTCTGTATGTGACTTGGCATTGATAACATTACAGATTTCCATTTTACATCATCTGTAACCCACGCTAATCTCTGTTCTCTTGTACAAAGATGACAAGTTTCATACTCCCAATCATTCATTTATATTTCCTCCTCTTTTTTCCTTTGAATATCAAAGGGGTATGGGTCTCTGGTTGAAAATAGTCCCATTGTTGCCATACATTCTGATTCCATTCTGCGCTGTTATAAATTTCATTTCTTGTCACCCTCCAAAGAATGTGATTTATTTTTTGCTTTATCTTTATCCAATCGCCTGATTCCTTCAGGAAGTGGAAACCACAACCGCTTGAAGTCACGGAATAATTTTAATGAGGATGGACCATCCAAACCGTTTTTCACCTCAATATAACCGAAGTCGGGCACTGTATGTATTTCAAGTCCGCAACGGTCACATACTGGAGGTTTGGGTTTCACCTTGCCTATTGATCTGCATTCTTTACATAGTGGCATGTTAATCATGCATCCTCTACATCATAAGCTATTCCATATTGAATCGCAGGTGATAGTCTGATCTTTTTATCTCCTTTTTTGAGAACAACTTCTTCTATCTTATAGACATCATTTATATCAATATCAATTACAGTTGCTCCTATGAAGATTTGTCTTTGCTTTTCATGCCGTATCTCAGATTCCTTACGATGCAAAGCCACCAATAAATTTTTAGCAGTCATTTGAATGGTTTTTAGGGCTTTCAATTCATCAGGTATCTCAGGAGTCCAATTCTTTATCTGAACTTCTCTATCTGATATTTCCTTTTCAAGTTCTTCTATCGTTGTCATGGGTCATTCCTCCTTATGTCCATCTATCTTTTTCATATGCTTGATTAATTCTTTGTTGTCAATTATCTTTATCTGATCCTTGATTCCTTCGGTGTTACGATCCTTCCATCGTAGTATTAATTTGTTGGGTGGCCACTGCTCAATGGTTAATGTAGTAGTATCTAATACGATCATACGATCATCATTCATATCGCCTTCACAACAATATAAGGTTGCCATATCAAGTTTATTAAGCTCGACGACAAGCGGTGCAAGTTTCTTATCAACTTGGATATATCTATTGTTTCCAATATATACCGTTACTTGTTCATGTTGATCGGTCGATGTCATATCACTTTTTCCTCCTCATATGATATGATTCAAGCAGTTCTTTGAAATATTCATAAGTATCGATATAGGCGGATATATGATTAACATCACAGCACTCTTCAAGATCTTTCTTTAACAGTCCCTCGATATAACCAAGATCTAATGGTGATAGCTTGGCGTAAATAACATCATTAAGTACGTTGAATGTCCCGAGCTTACCAAGGTCCATGTCCGTGGCTGTTGCTTTTTCTTTCATGTCAGTCATTGTTACTCCGCCAACTCTTTTATAAGGGACTTTGCCCTCTTTTCAATGTCACTCAATGATCCACCATCGTCTTTAACTGTGACGGTCAATGTACAGTTGAGTGTCTGTTTATGCAACGTGATATACTTTTCTTTTATCTCGGTCATTTCATTTCACCTTACCAGTTTCCAATTCTCAATGGGGTCGGAACAGTGACGAGTATGATCACTGTCAATTGAGACGGTGAGCCACATTCTTCCATCTCCTCCAATACAAAAGCTGTCGATAGTACCAGAATCTAATGCATTTTTATGTTCTACTCGTGAACCTATCTTGAAATCACCTATTCGGTCAATTTTATGATCACCTACTGGTTCCAATAGCGATTTAAGAAATAACCGAGGACCTGGATTGTTGGGATCTTCAACAGTTACATAATCTGGATCCAACTTGTATGGTCCAACCACTTTCAACAACGTGTCATACCGTACCCAATCACCTGGTTTATAATTGAGTGACGCAACCTTTTCAGGAACCTTATTGATTATCTTGTTAAATGCTTCATTAATTACAGCCTGTGGAAAACTATCAGAATGAAATGTTCGTTTATCTTCTCTGAACATCGCATATATTTTTTCTGTTGTCAAATTTTCCCTCTCTATTAAGATCATCACATGTCCAAGAGTATCATGTATATGCACATGGTTGCATCCTTTATCGTACAGTTCTTTCCACATTTTCTCAAATAGTTCATCTTCTTTTGATGATTTACCCTTTGCCATCCGTCTCATCAAATCCCCAAGAGTATTAGGCATATCTACTGCACCACCATGACCAGCATACAAATCTCGCCACAGCTTTTCGAACGTTCCTTCTTTCTTTGGTTTTTTCACATAACCAGGAGACTCCATATCAACAGGATGATTAATTGAAACAGCTTTTTTAAAGTCAGAACCAGATCTTTTTACTATTCCATTAGGATGGATTTCTTTGGTATTCTTTTCCAAGCTATCCATGAATACTTTAGCTATTTGAATCGTCCCAATCGTCGAAACACATTGAAAATCATCCCGACGAAAGAACTCTGTCAGATCCTTAACTACCTTTTCATAATCTGTTTCAATGGTCATTATATTGCTCTCCAATAATCACATTTCTTGTTAGCACATTCGATAAAATCATCACCAAAAATTGCTTTTTTACAACCACATTTGGGGCACACGTCATCAATATACTCTTCCCTATCATGGAGTTTTTTCAATTCTGTTTCAATGGTCATTTTCTCACAACCATGACTGTTTCTTAATCCAAAAGAACATATTCCAAAATGTTCATACCTACATTCAGTATCTTCACATGGTTCGAGATGCTTATCTGCTCTTTTCATTTCATTTCACCTGTTTGTCTCTTACAGTTAAATTGTGAACACACCAATACGAACTGTTATCGAGCTTGTTCAACCGATCTGCCCTTTTCTGTGCTTTGGTTTCAGAGTAATATACATTGTCATCGACCGCCATCTCGTAATCCAAAAACACTGGCATATACATTTTCATATTATATGTCTCCACCAAACGATGACGATAAAACGACCTTGCCATTATCTCGATATGGTTCACCAGTATTGGGATCTACTGACGCACCACAACTCTGGCACGTGGTGCATACATTACCAATGATTGCTATTCCACCACAGTTCTTACATATCACATTTTTTGGCATAACTTTTTCCTCCAA